TTCGTCAAGCCGGATCAGGAGATCGTGATCGCTTGTGTTGTCGTCTTTTGTTGCCAGTTCAAGCACCTCCTGTTGCCCCGGCTGCCGCAATCTCGCACATGATATGCGACACGGTTTTTACCGCAGCCTCGTAGATCTGCGAGACGCTGTTGATCGTGAACGTGCCATTGAACCCGGTCTCGGTGCTGGTCAGGGTATCGTGTTCGGTGACATCCGTACCCGATGCAAACACCACAGAGGGGGTGCTCACGATGTATAGCGTCGATCTATTGCCCGTCCTCATTGATTCCTGCGGAGAGCTAAATCGACACGCCACGGTTGATGAAAGCGTTGTGTACGCGAGCTCTCCGTTGATATCGAACGCCTCCGCCAGCGTGCCATTGACCTTTGCAGAGCCCGGGACAGTGCCGTTGTCTGTGATCGGTTCGTCATCCAGGAATGTTCCGACGATGGAATGAAGTTGTAAACTGCCAGATGCTATACTACCAGTGCTCACAATTACGGCGGTTGCGTGCGAGGTCGCACCGGTTAAGGTTGCGCCCGTATGGAACGCGGCGGTACCGGCATCGTATCCGAGTGTGAAGTTCTGGCGCCGGCTGTTGAGCGTGGCGCTGTGGATCAGGAAGACTGTGGGATAGACCATTAGTACCCCCGGATCATGCGGTGATTCCTGACGAATGCGACGCCGGACCCTCCGGCATACTTCACGTACTTATCGATGCAATCCAGAGCCTTCGCCTCGAATGCTGCGGCCTCCGCCTCAACATTGACCCCATACGAGATCCCAGGAAGTGACGAGGAGTTGGTCCGGCTCAGTTCGTGGGCCTGTCGGCGCTTGATCCAAGCGCATGTGATGTAGATCGATGCATCACGGAGACGGTTGTCGCTCGTTGGCGGCGCAGTAATTCCTTTTTCAAGCAGAGTTGCGACGATCTGTTCATCGCTTTTCAGGATCCTTCGTTCAACAATTTCCTGCGTGGCGGTACCTAACGAGGTTCCGATTTCGTCGGTAATTTCAGTATAGGTACAGTACGGCATGGTTACGCTACTCCACCACTACCCAGCCTTTTTCTTTGCTGTAGATCACCTGAATCGTGACCGTGTTGGCGATTGCATCGACATACGTCTTGAACTCGGTAAAGTCTGTGAACGCCGTTACTTTATGATTGGTCATCTTCTAAACCCTCCCGAAAAAGGGTTTAGGAAGTTGGCTTCGATGCGCCGATATAGCGGTAGTCAAGCCGGGCTGCTGCAATGTCCCACTCACAGCCGTACTCAATGGTGCGGTTGCCGAATGAGAACTGATCCATGCCGCCGCCGATGATCTCGGTGTCAGGGGTCTTCTTGAGCAGGCGCGGGGTCGGGGACGCACGGTATACACCGAATGCAACCGCCGGGCGACCCATGTTCGGATCAGCGCAGAGATACCACTGCTTTGCGGCATAGGGGTTGCTGGTCGAGATCTGAGTGATTGCCTGATCGACGGCAATGGTGAGCTGTGCAAGCTGGTTTTTCCCGGTGATCTTGTATCCCACTTCTGAGGTAAGATCGTACCGGTCCACGCTCATAGCCGTAACAATCTCGTTTGCCTTAGGCTCAAGCTGCGGGGGAACGATCAGGCATTTGGGCCGGATCATGACCGGAAGACCGGCTGCATCGGTCTGTGCTGCCATTTTCTTCCAGAGCGAGATTACCGCATCATACGAGAGTTCTGATGTGATCAGGTTCTTGTACGTGCTTGATTCGTCGAACATTGACGCGTGAGGCCCGTTGGCGTCAGCGATGATACCGGTAGCGAGATACTCAGCACGCATTGCGGCGCCTTCTGCAAATCCGGTCGGGATCTGGTTGAATGCGCCAAGGGCGTCGTTGATGATCGCCTGCCGGGTGATCTCCATCGTGTCGGAATAGCTGTCAAGCTGGATCGTATACTGACCCTCACTTACGGAGGTCTTCGGGCGTCCTTCATGTTCGGCAGTCTTCTGGAGCATCCTCACGGGCCGCTCAAAGGCGACCAGCGGAACCTGCTTGAAGTCGTTGACAGCAACCTGCTTGGTCCACATCGGGTATGAGACGGGATACCGTGCATGGGAGTCCAGGAGCTGGGCGTTCATGTCGGCGGTGAGCAGGTAGGAAAAGTCGGACGTTCCGATTGCTTCTGCCATGCGGTCAAGCGATACCGGACCCTCCACGGACCTGATGAGTTCCCAGACTTTTGCCCGGCGCTGCATTCCGACAGGAGAATTCAGGTACTCTTTGGTCATTGCCTGACCCTTGCCGAAAACTTCGTTGAATTTTGTTTCAGAAATCATGATCACACCTTCAGCATGATTACTTTCAGCGTGTAACCCGTCGCTGAACCAGGTACTGCTGTGGGCGTTGCAGTCAGGGTCGTTGAAGAGATCTCAAGCTTGATGGGGAAACCCACCGGAACACCGGTCACGGACGAGAAGTAGTGCCCGATGATGATGTTCCCAGCGGTGACCGTCGCGGTCTTGGTTGCGTCGGCTTCCCCGAAGACCAGGGTTGCCACTTCATAGGAGATTTTCCCGGCAGTAGCTGCATTCGCGGCGAGCTGAGTAGTACCGATTGATCCGGCGCCAACAACGCCGCCTGCATAGGCATCCTTGATCACTTCAATGGTCGCGGTTGCGCCGGTCGTCACGGCCTCGTTTGCCCATCCGAAGAATACCCCGGTTGAGAGGTTCGACAGAACAACAGGCGTTGCTTTGGATGCAAACAGTGGATCGCCCTTGGCAATCCCGCCAGTGTTGACATCGGTAACGCTGAGTTTCCCGATCCAGGGTCCGAGCTTTACAACGGTCTCACCAGTTACGGTGTCCTCATCTCCCTCTGCGATACCGCAGAGGTCCCCGTAAATCACGACGCCTCCCGCTGCCGGGGTTGTCGGATACGTGCATACCAGCCGGAGGTTGTCCGGTTCGTGTGTTTCGTTCAGCATGGTTTTATGCCTCCTTTATACCGGCAAGCCGGTTGGCCTCTTCACGGGTCTTCCCGTTGGCCTCGTACGAATCACGGAGGTCCTCGCGGGCCTTCTTGACTTCCGCTTCAGTTCCCGTATTGATCGATCCGCCATTGTCATGGATACCGGACCGGCCGGACTCCTTCAGGATCGCGTCAATCTCAGCTTTCTTCTCCTTGATCGCTTCGGTGACGGTGACGCCGAACTTCACGGTATCAATGCTGCCGTCCTCTGCAAGCGGAACCGCCTTTACCAAGGATTCGGTAAGGGTCTTTGATGCGGTCTCGGTGAGTTTCGCCTTTGCAACCTCAGCCGCTACAAACGTGCGTGCAGCCCCTTCTGCGATCCTACCTTTCAGCGCCTTGTTTTCTGCTTCCAGGGTCGTGATCTTTGTTGCCGCTTCCTTCATCTTGTTCTTCTGCTCATCGTTCAGAGCGTCGATCTTCAGGGCTTCGCGTTCCTGCTTACGGACCTCTGCCACAACTTCCGGATCGCTCGTCATAAGCTCCGAAAGCCGGATAGATACCTGTTTGGTTTCTGCCATTTTCTTCCTCGGTTGGTGTTCATCAAGCGATTCTTTCAGGACTTCCGCGATGCTGCGAGAATGCCCCCCGGCACCCGGGATGGTGACGAAATCCACGGAATTGAACGGGCTGGCCCGGAGTTCCGTGATGATCCGGCCCTTCTTGCCATCCGGAGCAGTGCCGTCTTCAGCGATGCCGTCAACGTAGTGAGATACACCGATCTTGCCGGACAGCCATTTAAGATCCTCGCGGCGATGGGGGCGGATGTCTGCGGTGGAATAGATCCCCGGGCCGTCCCATCCATCGGTCTCATAGTGGCCGGCTTCTGCAAGTACAGCGGCAAGGGTTTCGGTGGACCGGGCCGGGTTATCGGCTTCCTGCTTACGGGTCGGATGGTCCATGTGCATGAGCATACCCTTGGGGTATACCCCCGCCTCGCAGGCTTTACGGAGTTTTGCCTCCCCGTAATAGCCGCTCGATCCCCAACCGGGCTGAATGATGTGGAGCTCGATCGTCCCGGGTTTCGCTGCGGCGCCCTCCGATTCGCGGAACCGCATAACGTCGCCCGAAATGAGCGTCGGATGATCAGGGATGGTTGACACCCCCGAAAACAGTACAAAATGGCTTTGTGGTTGCCATTATCGTAAGTTAAGGAGTGAAAAGTATATAAGCGCCGTCTGAAGTATACCTTCGACGTGAAAAAGAGGATTTACTGACGTTCTGATGCAGCTTGGTACACCATATAACAGCGGCAGCCCGGATCGGTTGGTGGTTCGGTATCCCCGCTGCCGAACACATGCCCCAATTCGACCCATCCCTCCTCTTCGTTTGCGGTATGCTCTGGCCTGACCTTATCATCATGGCTGGTCATCCAGTGCTCTTCCATCGTCACGCCATCATCTGAAAGGGTATCGGCAAAAGCACGATTTCCGGCCTCATACGCCTGTCCTGACTCAAACACTGCTATCCGCTGCGCCCGGTCTCGGCTTATCGGGCCGTCGAATAGTTTCTGGATCTCCTTTGCCGATTGCCCATAGGACCAGCCCTCATCAATCGCAGTGGTCATCAGGCGCTTGATACTTTCACCGGTTGTTGCCTGGATTCCACTGATATACTGGGTGCTCCCCCCGGTCTTCTGAAACCATGCGACGGCACGGGGAT